TAGAGCAACTGACTCTTAATCAGTGGGTCCGGGGTTCGAAACCCTGATGGCGCACCACATCACCCCCGCTAGGCTCTGGCCCGGCGGGGGTATTGCCGTTTTCTAGCCAATTCAAATCAACGCCCGTTGCAAAAGCAATAGCGATTAGAGTGGCGCGCCGTGGCGACCCCTTGCCAGATTCCAGCCGTGCCAGCGTTGCACGCCCCACGCCCGCGCGCTCTGCCAATTCATCCTGACTTAGGCCCGTAATCTCGCGCGCCTTGCGCACCCTATCCGATAGGTTAAACTCTGGGACTTTGCCCGCCATATGTATTGAAGTAGTCATATGACTCATTATGCCTATGCGCTGGGCAATGAGTCAAGTGTATCACCATGTTTGATACTCCACTATCATTTGATGTTGACGTGGATGATATTGCCGTGTTAAATGATGGTCATGTCTCAAACTGATTTGATAGGCGTCAAGGACGCCGCCCGATTACTTGAAGTAAGCCGGGCAACGGTGCATCGATGGGTGGACGCCGGGCGCCTTGACGCCGCCGGGGCCATAGGCGGGAAAAACGTACTTGTATTTGACCGCGCCGCGGTTGAAGCCCTAGCCGCTAAACGGGGGGTTACGCCATGACGATGATTAACGGATGGCGCGTTGCCGCGGTACTTGATGGCCTTATCGCAGAAGCACAGAAGCGCGGCGATTACGAACGCGCGGTCATCATTGGCGACGTAGGGCAAGAACTAGACAAGACCCTCGAAATATACGACTTTGGCGATGACCTGGACGATGCCGCTAAAGAAGCTATAGAGATTGCTAACGGGGAAAGTTATGCCGTGGATTGATGGCGAATTTAGGCCCTACCGGCGTAACTCACAGGGGATTAAGTGCAAGGTGTGTAACCGCGTATTCGCCGGGGAGCTAATCCCCACGGACCACACTTGCCGCGATTGCCGGTACTCCCCGCCCCCTGGAGCGACAACTAAGCCAATGTTCTAAAGCCCCCGCGCTAGCGCGCGTGATATGGGCTCACAACGAAATCACCACATAAGCCCCGGTATCCGCGTTATGTGCCCTTATGACGTTCGCTAAAGATACGTCAACAACTGAATATGGACTGTTAAATCATTGACCGAACTCCAGCTTTATCGTGCTGTGTACTGGACTAACAACAACTTGCAGACGCCTTACAGTGCTTTCACTGGACCCCGCCGGGCGTCACGGGGTCCCCCTGGACTCGACTAGCTACCGGGCCCATGGGCATATCTGGAAGCCCCGCGGCGCTTAAAGGCCACGGGGCTAAAAGCCATGGGATGACGTGGGAAAGCGGAAAAAATGGGAAACCAAGCAATGGGGGGTCATCGTCTAGAGATACTTCCCCTTTAGGGGATTCATTTAGGCACTACATGTAGTAGCTAGGACAAGCTAGGGAGTGATAGGCAATGGGTATTAAAGCACGGGGCAACCAGCACTGGAGGAAGTTAGCTAACTGTGTGGGGAGCCCTTTAGAGATATGGGACTATCCAGGGCAAAAGCATCCACGGGATGTTGATGTTCATGAGTGCTTGCAGTATTGCCATTCATGCCCGGTAGCTAGGCAGTGTGCGCGTGACGCTGTGGAGTCTCTGGACTCTGGAGTTATCCGCGCGGGCGTGGCTATTCCAGGCGCTGGCCGCGTGGGCCGTGCACAGGCTCGCACGGCGCTACAGCTGCTATCTATGACAGGCAACATTGCACAGGCCCGGCGGTCTGCTATCGAAGCCACGCCATGAGTGGATGGAACGGGCGCAAAATTGCACGCCTAGCCGCCGCGGTATTTGCCGAGCGCGGGCGCGTGTGCCATCTCTGTGGAATGCCTGGAGCTGACACCCTGGACCATCTATTGCCACGCTCGCTTGGTGGGACCGATGACCTGGAGAACCTAGCGCCTGCTCATAAGAGTTGCAATAGCTCACGCGGTGCAATGCCGCTGGCTCAATGGTTCAAATTGCATCCACTACCGGAGCGCGCGGAACCATCACGAAAATGGTGAAATGGGTTAAAGGTTGAAGCGATTTTTTAACATTCGAACGCCCGCGGCAGTCCCGCGCCGAGCTGCCATTTTCTCAAACAAAATTCAACCCTAGGCTAGGTACATCGAACCAGCGTAGGACACCAAAACGCACCTAAGGAGGTCCCGAAATGCCCCGCCCTAATCCCCGCCGCCCGCGTGAGGGACAAGAAAGCTTATTCCCCGCCCCAACAACTAAAGATGACATGCGGTTGAACAGTGGACGGCATCAACTCGCATTCAATGACGCGCTAAACAAGGCATACGATGATGGCGAAATCAACGACCTGGACGGCGCGTTAGCGTCAACGCTATTAGCGGGCGCCTGGGCCCTGGACGCATTCGAATCACAGAATAAGCCCTATGGTCCTACCAAGATTATTGACCAACTGGTAAACGCTCTACGAGAAGCGCACATGACGCCCGATAGCCGCGGCGATTCTACCGATGAAGCTATCGCAGGATTGCTAAGTGATCTCGCAAGTCCCGATGCTGGAGGTGATGACGATGACGCCAAAACCTCGCTACCATACCCCGCGGAATCTGAATAACCGCACACTAGGGGGCAAAAGCGCGCGCGTTGCTGCTGCTTTGGGTAAACCCTATATGCCGTGGCAACGCATGGCCGCGGACGTAGCGCAAGAGGTGGACTATAACGGCCAATTCATCTACCACACCGTGATTATCACCGTGCCTAGACAGTCCGGTAAAACAACTAAAACTTTGGCCCTGGGACTTCACCGCACGATGATTACACCCCACGGTAAAATCTGGTATACCGCACAATCTGGGCAAGCCGCGCGTGAACGCTTTTTACAGGAGCTCGCCCCGCCGGTCCAGCGTCATTTGCCGGGCCTATTCTCGCTAAAGCGCGGCGCGGGAGATACGCGCCTTATTCTGCCATCGACTGGAGCCCAATTTAGGCCCCATCCACCCACTGACAAATACTTGCACGGCGAACAATCTGACTTAAACCTCATTGATGAACCATGGGCTTATACGGAGGTCCAGGGCGATGCACTCATGCAAGCTATCGTGCCTACACAGAACACACGCCCTAACGCACAAACCATCATGCTTAGCACGATGGGGGACGCCAATAGCACATGGTGGCACAACATCGTGGATAAGGCGCGCGCCATGGATGACCCCCGCGTATGCATCATTGATTGGGGGCTAGATGAATCGGTGGACGCCGCGGACGTTGAAGCGGTGATCGCTGCTCACCCCGCGGTAGGTCACACTATCCAGCCACAGGCAATTTACGATGCTCACGCCGCGCTGAAACCATCTGAATTTGCCCGCGCTTACGCGAACCAGCGCACAGCAACGCGCGCCGCCGTCTTTGATGCCGACACTATCGCCGCGGTCCTACACGATGGCGACACGATAGCCAGTGACTCCCCGGTAGTCTTTGGCGTTGCCGTGTCCTGGGATAGGTCCGAGACGTGCATAAGCGCCGCGGGCTACTCTGCCACGGGCCGCCCGGTGGCTGAAATTGTAGAGACCCGCCCCGGTACTCATTGGGCCACCCCGCGCATTCAAGAGTTGGACCGCGCGCACTCCCCGCGCGCCATCATGCTAGATGCACACTCCCCCGCGGCGGTACTGGCAACGGACCCCTATCTAACGCCATTTATCATCACCCCCACGCCGCGCGAAATTGCAGCCGGTACAGGCGCGCTACTCGATGGCATTCGGGATAACTCGCTAACGCTACGTAGTGACAAGGGGCTAGCCACCTCATTGGACCGCCTGACTTTGCGGAACGTGGGAGACCTGGGACAAATGTTTGACCGTAAGCGGTCCCCTGGGTCTATCGCACCACTTGAAGCCGCCGCCCTGGCGCTGACTGGCTTAACGCTCTCCAGCAACGCCGCCCCACCACCAACGATTTGGACCTAACACATGACTAAGAAAAAGACCAAAACACCACGGCTACAAGTAGATGATTCCGACCTCACCGGCGCGGTGCTGCCTTGCCCATTGTGTGAGCAACGCTTTTGGGCTGGGGAGCCCATGGACGTGTGGAAGAAGCTTTATAACCACTTACGCCACCACCATCACGAGCCGCGCGCGGCTGAACTCACTCAAAAAGTACGCAAAAAGATTTGGCGCCTGAACTGGCAGAATCGACAAAAGAACAGCACTAGCGCCACATCATAAACGCATGAGATTAACGGACATGCTTAGAGACGCGCTAGCGCTACCGTACCTAGCGCACGCGGGGCATGACGCGGTTGCATTCGAATCACCATGGGCTAGCCCTAATCACCTGGTAAGCATCACCCCGCCGCGCGGCGGTAGTGGCGTAGTCTCACGCCGTACCGCTATGAGTGTCCCCGCGATTAAGCGGGCGCGAAATATCCTGGTTGGCTCTATTGCCCGTTGTCCACTAGAAGCACGGTCCAACGGCAAGCGCGCGGATAATCAACCAATTTGGCTACATCGAACCGATGGCGTCCAGTCCCCATTCTTTCGCATGACCTGGACCATTGACGATTTGCTATTTTACGGTTGGAGTCTGTGGGGCCTGGAGCGCGACACCGATGGCCGCGTTATCCGCGCGGACCGCGTGCCTTACCACCTGTGGGATATTGACACCCACGGCGCGGTTACCATCAACAACAAAACAGTTGAACCGGATGAATATTGCCTAATCCCCGGCGTTGATGAAGGTCTACTAGAAGCTAGTTCCGAGACCGTTAGCCACGCATCCGAGATTAACCGGATGGCCGCCCGCGCGGCCCGTAACCCAAGCGCACAAATTGACTTGCATCAAACCAGCGGGCAACCACTTACCCGTGAGCAAGCTAGGGCCCTGATTGATGACTGGAGCGCGGCCCGCCGGGACGAAAACGGCGGCGTTGCCTACACCTCACAGACCATCGAAGCGCGCGAACTAGGCAAGTCTGAACCTCAAATTTTGGTAGAGGGCCGCACCATGGCCGCGGTAGATTGCGCCCGCGCGGTGGGAGTGCCAGCGACATTGGTAGACGCGCATCAATCCGGCGCGGGCAACCTGACTTACCACAACCAGGACGCGCGGAACGTAGAACTAGTGGACTACGGACTAGCGCCATTTATGGCCGCCGTCGCCGCCCGCCTGGGACTGGATGACATGGTTCCCCGCGGCCATGCGGTGGCATTCGACCTAAGAGACCTCACCGGTACGACGGTAGGAGATGTAGAAGTGCCAGACGATGACAAGCAACCAGAACAGGAAGAAAACTAATGGCTAACGTCATTGACTTAACACAAAAGTTCACATTTGGCGGGCCCCGCTCTACCGCGGCGCTAATTGGTATCTGTATTCACACCACAGAAAACCCAATTACTAGCCGCGCGATTGATGTAGCTGAATGGCAAGCACGAACACAAACGGGTAGCTACAACGAACTAGTTGACGCTAAACAAAACGTGGTCATTTGCAACACAGATGACTGGAGTGTATGGGCCACAGGCAACAAGGGTAATGATTTGCTATTGCACCTATCGTTTGTGGCCCGCGCGTCAATGACGCGCGCCGAATGGCTAGCACAAATGCCGATGCTGGAGACCGGCGCGGACCGCGCCGCCCGGTGGGTAAAAAAGTACAACTTCCCCATTAAGAAAGTCGCCGTATCCGCTTTACCTGGATTCGTGGGACACGTTGACACGCGCGCCTGGGGAGGAACTGACCACACAGACCCCGGCGTTAACTTCCCATGGGACGTATTTTTACAGCTAGTAAAAGACCGCGTTAGTGGCGCCACTCAACCACCTAAGGAGCAAAACACCATGAACAAGGAACAGGCTAACCAGCTCTCACGAAATAACCACGAGCTCACCCACAAATTCCAATCCCGCTACGTGGACGCTGACGGTAACCGCTCACGTTTCCGAGACTCTGCCATTGGCTACGCTCTCGAAAATGACGCTAAGCTCACGCGGCTAACGGACGTTATTTTGCCGCGGCTGGAGTCCAAGCTAGACACCGTGATTGCTCACCTGGACAAGTAGAGATGATCACCATGACCATCATTTATGTCGCCGGGCTAATCTCTGGAATCTTGCTAGTGGTCATTGCGCTAGCTGGCTGGGTACGTCAAGCCGGAAAAATGATTGGGGGAGGTGATAGCAATCAAGCACCGGGCCGACACCGACGAATTACAGGAGACACCGACACAGGCACGGCATCCATGGCGCGCCACCGCGCGAACTACGGTAGCCGCGCTAATAGCTCTACTCCCCGCGCTGCCTGAAATTGCTAAGACCCTGGAAATATCAACCGTCCCCCTGGTGGCTAGCGTGCTCTCAATCACCGCACTGGTAACGCGCGTGCTGGCAATTCCAGAAGTGGACCGCTGGGTAGACAGGTATTTTCCATCGTTATCGGCAGATACGGGCTATACCGAAAATAAGGATAAGGATAATGGAACCAGACAATAACGTAACAGTGACGGAATTAGAAGCGGCCCCGCCGGTAGTCACCGCGGAATCGGAGCGCACCATTAGCGGGCGTGTCCTACCATGGGACGAATTTGGCCGCACCAATTCGGGCCCGTTGAAATTCCCTAAAGGCTCTCTGAATGTGCCTAAGGAAATAACGCGCGTCAAGTTATTGGCCGGCCATTCCCCCCAAGGTGTCGCCGTAGGTCACGCTACCGCATTCGAAGCAAAAGACGATGGGCTATGGATGACATTTAAAATTGGTTCCCACGCCGCCGGTGATGATGCTCTACTACAGGCTAGCGAAAAAACCGTGGATGCTTTTAGCGTCGAATGCTATGGCATCGAACGCGCTGGCACCACGGTAACCAATTCTTATCTATCCGCGGTAGCTCTAGTGCCTAACCCCGCCTATGCGAACGCGCGTATCTCTCATGTGATGGCTAGCCATCATGAGGATGAAGAGAACCAGGGCCCCGCCGGTGATGAAGATTCCACCGACGAAAACCAACCAGACCCGGCGAATGATGGCGAATCATCCGACGAAACCACCGAAGAAGAAGAGGAAAACCAAGACATGCCTAAAAACCACCTTGCCCCCGGTACTCTGCCCGGCGATAACCAGGAACCAGCGGGGGAGACCGCGCACTTTTCCCTAAACGGAGTAATTGACTACCTCACCGGCGCTATCGCTGGCACTAACAACGGCGCCACCCACGCGGAATTGGTAGACATTACCGACGCGGGCATGATTGACCGCGCCGCGCCACAGTGGCTAGGGGAGCTCTGGAGCGGCGTTACTTACCAGCGCCGTATCATTCCGCTAATGACCCAAAAGCCGCTGACCTCACGAAAAGCGGTAGGCTACCGCTGGGTGACCAAGCCGGGCGTAGCTAAGTACGCGGGCAATAAAACAGATATTCCATCTAAGGCCGCCGCTATTGAAGCGGTAGAACGCGAATCGGAACGATGGGCCGGTGGTAATGACCTTGATCGTGCATTCTGGGACTTTAAGGAACGCGAATTTTTGGCCGCGTACTGGGAGGCCATGGCTGAATCTTACGCATACGAAACAGACATGGACGCCCTGCAATTCCTGATTGATAACGCTACCGCTATTGATGGCACCGCTACCGGCGTCCAGACCGCTATCTCGCGTGGCTCTCTGGCAATTGATAATGTGCTGCACTCCCCGGCGTCATTCGCAATCATCAACCCCGCGGACCTGGAGCAAGTACTAGACCTCTCGCAGATGGATGCACCTCGCTATTTGGGCATTGCTGGCACCATCACCGACCCATCTAAGTGGACCACTAGCGACGCGGTAACCCCTGGTACTGCAATTGTGGGAACCATGGCCGCCGCTACTCACTACGAGCTGGGAGGGTCCCCGCTACGTGTAGAAGCGGAACACATTGCTAAGGGTGGACGCGACGCCGCGCTATTCGGTTACACCGCGAAAATGGTTAACCGCCCGGAGGGCCTGGTTAGCGTGTCATTCGATACCGACGCCACCACCGCACCTACTGAGCCGGGCGCATAATGATTACCCCCGACCAAGTTGCGACACACCTAAAGTTAAACGGCGGAGCCGATGACCATTTAAAGGTGATCGTCAACTCTGTTAACGCCATGGTGAACGAATGGCACGGGGAGACATGGCCCGGTGGCGTCGAATTGGGCGCCATCATGCTAGCCGCGCGTTTACACCGCCGCCGTAATTCCGCGGCGGGCGTGGAGACCTTTAGCGACATGGGCGCTAGCTATGTCTCTCGCTATGACGCGGACCTAGATAGGCAGTTGCGCATCAATGCGTGGACGCCGCCGGTGGTGGGCTAATGGACAAGTTACGCGAACTCGCTAGTGAGATTGCCGCGCTAGGTATTCCCACCACGTTGGACCCGCGGAACCTGGACGCACCGGGCGCCATTGTGGAACTCAACGAACTAGGAACCGATAACACACTATGCGGTGACGTGTCAATGACCGCAAACGTCTACCTATTGGCCCCTGATAATGGCCGTGAAGAAGCAACGGCGAATTTGCTGGCAATGTACGACAAGGTTAAACACTTGACAACCGGGGCTATAACAATAGACCTGGCATTGCCAGACACCGCGCCCCTACCGGCGCTAAAACTTAACCCGATTGAATTGATATAGGAGCACTTGAAATGACCTCCCCTAACCCCAACGAATCGCCTAAACGCAAGATTCATAAGCTGGGCCCTGGCACTCTAGTTCTGGGCTCTGTAGGTACTCAACTTGATATGAGTTGCCAGCTTACTAACTTTAAGGTGGCCGCCGAAGCTGACGCGGAAGATTCCGAAGCGGTACTGTGTGGCGATACTATCGCCGGTGCTCGCATCTACACATGGACCGCAAGCGGCGCGCTATTCCAGGACATCGAAACAGATGGCGTAATTGATTTTACGTGGAAACATGCTGGTACGGAGATGTCTTATAAGTTCGTTCCCGATGCTGCTGGCACCGCCGAGGTAACCGGGCGCCTTATCGTGGACCCGCTCGAATTTGGTGGCGATGTAAACGTCAAAAACAAGTCCGAATTTGAATGGCAGCACGTAGGAACGCCTAACTTCACCGTGGGTGCTGGAGACACAACCCCGGCGGAATAATGGCTAAATTTGGCGTGCAAGTCCAGGGGGGCGCGCGGTTACGCGCGTCTATGCGTAAAGCGGGCCTGGACGTCAAACAGCTAACGGCTATTAACAAGCAGGCCGCTAGCACAGTCACTACCGCGGCGCGGGCTACCGCGCCGGTAGGTAAACCCACGCGGAAAAGGGGCCGCGGGCGCCCTAAATCTGGTGGTGCTCTCAAGGCATCAATTCGCGCTGGAGCTACCACTAAAGCCGGTGTCATCCGCGCCGGTGGCGCGCGCGTGCCTTACGCCAATGTTCAACATTGGGGATGGCCCGCTAGGAATATTCGCCCCAAGTACTTTATCTCTGATGCTGCTATTCGCACAGAATCGGTATGGGTAAAAGAATACGAAAAACATATGAACGATGTAATCAAAAAAGTGAAGGGTAAATAATGGCTATCCAAAAAATCATGCTCGACGTCGAAATGATGACCGGCGAAGTTCATGAAAATATCCGGCCCATTCTGGCAGACATGATCCGCTATTCGGATGTATCGCAGCGCCACAAGTGGCGCAGCATGGAAGATGATCCAATTCGCGCGGGCGCATTCCTGGCATACGCGGCAATGACTCGCACCGGGCTTTATGACGCGGGCCGTGGGTTCGATGAATTTACCAATGATGTGGCTATGGTGTATGCCGATTTTGGTGATTCCCCGGAATCTATGGAGACGCAGACCCCCGGCGTCTAATAGCGGAGCTCTCGCTAGCCACAGGGCTAGCGCCTAGTGCTCTCATGGCAGAAGATGACGCCATGATAAATACCCTTATCGACTTACTACAGGAACAGGCAGAAAACAATGGCTAAAACGGCTATTCTTTCGGTACGCATTACCAGTGATGCTAATGGCTCTGGTTTCCGTAAGGCAGTAAGGGAGATTAAGGCATTCGAACGCAATGCTAAAAAGTCTAACTCTACGCTTAGCCGCCTGGGGGGTGGCTTTAAGAAGTTAGGCGCTAGCATGGGCCGCGCCCTGGGGAGCATGGGGAGCATGTCTACTAAAGCCAGCGCGATTACTACCGCTATAGGTGGACTCGCAGCACCCTTAGCCGCCGTAAGCACCGCCGCCGCTGGAGCGGTAGGGCCTATGCTGGCATTAGGCGCGGCCATGGCCCCCGCTGCTATCGGTAGCGCCGCCGCGGCATTCGTGGTATTAAAGAGTGCCTTTAGTGGGTTCGGTGATGCTTTATCCGCAGCGGACCCCGCGGAATTTGCCGCGGCAATTGCCGATATGCCAGCGCCCGCGCAGGCCGCCGCTACCGCCCTTAAATCGTTGAAAGACGAATTTAGCGGTATTGGTGATATTATCCAGGGCAATTTTTGGGGGGAGGTAGCCAATATTGGCGACCTTGCCGCCCTAGTCCAGCCAGCCAGCGACGCTATGAGTTCGCTAGCAACCACAATGGGAGCCGCTACTAGCCAGCTAGTTGCATTCGTATCTAGTGGCGTGGGGCTTACTGCTACAAAACAGCTTATTGGTGAGTCCGCGGAATCGGCGGGCCTACTCACCCAAGCTTTATCTAGCGTGATACAGGGCATAATCGCAGTGGGAGCCGCCGCCGCGCCTATCTTTACCGACATTAGCGCGAAACTGGCAGACATGGCCGCGGGCTGGGCTGACTCGATGGCCGCGGGCTTTGCCGATGGCTCACTAACCGCGTACTTTGAAAACGCCGTCCAGATTGCACAGCAATTCTTTGGGGTGATGGGCCAATTAGGTGGCATCATTAGCGGCGTATTCTCTGCCATGAGTGCCGCCGGTATGCCCTTTTTAGGCGTACTAGGGCAAGTGGTAGAAGCCACAGACAATTGGGTTAATTCCGCACAGGGCATGACCACGTTGCAATCAATCTTTAGCGCCCTGGCGACAGCCGTGGCCGCGGTGCTACCTATCGTGACACAACTGGCTGGAATTATCGGAGGAACGCTAGCCCCGGTATTTGCGCAATTGGTTACCACAATAGCGCCGGTAGTGCAACAATTGGTGACCGCTTTTAGTGGCGTCATTAGTGCTATCATGCCTATCGTGCCAATCATTGGGCAACTGGCAGCAATGTTTGGTGGTGTGCTTGCACAGGCGATAACGGCGGTTACTCCAGTATTCCAGCAACTTGCACAGATTATTGGTGGTGCGCTATCCGCGGCTATGGGCATTATTGCCCCGCTAATGCCTATCCTGGTAGATGCTTTTACACAGCTATCCGCGGGGGCTATGTCGCTTATGCCCGCGGTCCAGGGGCTAGTTAGTGCTTTCCTGGGATTATTGGGCCCTATTGTCCAGCTTGCCAGCGGGCTAATCCCTGGACTGGTAGCGATTATTATGGCGCTTATGCCCGCTATCCAGGCAGTCATCACGGGCGTTACTGGCTTTATATCCAGTCTCCAGCCTTTAATCTCTCTGCTAAGTGCTCTTGCCGGGCCGGTGCTGGGAGCGGTGGCCGCAATTCTTAGAGTCCTGGCTAGCGTATTGGCGCCGGTCATCTCGCTAGTGGTTAACCTGGCACTCCAGGTGATGACAGGCACGCGCGCATTTAACGCGATTAAAGGCGCCATCTCTACGGTCAAGGGCGCCATCTCTAGCGC